ATGACCTCTCAAATTTTCTAAGAAACCTAATTTATCCCATTTGTTGATTGTATCTTCTTTGATAACTTTAAGGTGCTTAAGACCGATATTACCAACAAGACCTGATTCTAATAATGCTCCCATTGTATTTAATTTTTATTTTTTTAGTTTATTTTTATTTATTTATTTTATTTTTGACATAAGGTCCTTCATTCTTAAGAACTGTGGATTTTCATATGTCTTACTTTCAATCAAATTTGTTGAACCTTTTGAAGGTGTTCTATCGATATTTTCAACAATTGATTCTTTAACCACTGTTGTTTTTTTACCATCTAACTCACCCTTAATCTGTGTATAAAGATTTTTAGATTCTTTGATTGTTTCGACGTTATCGAAACGTCTCATTATGTTTATTTTTTCTTGTTTAGTTGTTGAATGTTCAGTGAACAATTTAGTAGCGTAAGCTAAATTTGAATTGAATACAGCCACTTCGTTTAATTTTTCTCTGAAAATATTTAACGCTTTTCTATATTCATCATTTTTAGTTCTTAAAGTTTCAACTTCCTCTTTTAATGCGGAATTAGTTACAACTTTCATTTTTGGAAGACCTCTCTTAGGGTAATTTCTACTACCATTTCCAAAAGTTCTTGACGCTTCTGTAGTTTCTTCTTCTTCAAAAGCCTTTCTCTTCAAAGTATCACCTTCTTTAAATTCACCTTTTACGAATTTTTTAGCATCTGAAGATATTTTTCCTTTAGGTCCTTTGTGAATGTTTTCACCTTTGAATACAACCTTTTTAGGTCCGTTACCTGTCAAACCTTTTGGTTTTACGGTCATTAACTCGTTCATTTCGTTTTCGCTCATTGGTTTTCTTTTACGAACTTTAAAAGGTTTTTGATATTTGTCTTTATACGCATTAAAGAGATTTTTATCACTGTCACTTTCAGGTTTAAACCATCTTTGTTTATCACCATACTTCGATACTAAGTCATCATAAGAGTCAATATCTTCTTCATCATAGTCAAAATCAAAACCACCTTTATATTGTCTATCATTCTTATCGTACCAACCATGTTCATCGTCAATACTCATAAACATATCATCTTCGTCTTCCATTTCAATTTCATAGACGATTTCTTCATCACCATCTTCAAATTCAACTTCATCATATGACTCATCATCCATATCTAATTCATCATCACCATCAATTGGGAATGACATAGAATCTGTTTGTGTTAACATGTCAACGTCGGCATTATTACCATTCTTTTGAATGATAAGTCTGTCTTCGTCACCCATACCCATAACAACTTTTAGGATTTCATCATCTGATGCTTGTGTTAAATCTAACGGTGATAATTCATCTTCGTCGTCCATCATATCTTCATCTGACATTTCATCACCCATGTCTGACATAGGTAATTCCATTTCATCATCTGACATGTCGATTTCTAATGAATCTTCCTCTTCTTGTTCATCCATACTCATGTGAGTACCTTCTTCCATTTCAGGAGACATTTCATCTTCCATCATTTCATTTCCAGCCTCATCTTCCAAAGACTCTTTTACTAATTCTTCGATTTCACCCTTCATTATAGAAGAGAGTATTCCTTTTGAGTTTTCAGTTACTACCTGTTGCAAATTTTTCATTTGTAATAAGGCATCTTCAACTAATGATTTTTTTTCTGTGCTCATTTTTTAGCAATAAAAATTGTTTTATTTTCATTATAAATATGTTCAATTTAGAAAAAGTTATATTTGGAAATAGATTAAAATAAAAAAAACCCGATTTCTCGGGTTTTTAGTTTTAAATTAATAAGTTTTTTAATTAATCGAACACTTCATCGATTTTACTTTCAGATACTGATGTTATTCTCCAATCATGTTGAAATCCTTTAAATTTGTCAGTGACTTTGGCTTCAACATCGGTAACGGAATACCCTTTAACCAATTTCTGTTCTGCGATTTTTTTAATCTTACCTGAATTTTCATCAATTAAATCGTACTGAATTTTTGCTACAAAATATTTTTGGTCCATATTATATATTATCTATTTCCCAAAAAATCGTTTAATTTTGTCATTAAGTCAAGTGATTTCGATAATCCTCCGTAATTTTTTGGTTCGTTAACCTTTTTTTCTTCTTCTAACTTCTCATCATATAATTGTCTATCATCTTTATTTAAGTAAAGATACGCGCCAGGTGTTGATGGATTCATAACTAAGTCAAAACATATAAATTCATAGTCATCTTTAACTTCATTATATTCACCTTTCTTTTCTAATGAACCAACACCACGAGATGATACACCCATAGTGACACCTTGTCTCATTAGATTAGCCGCTATGTCCCCCTTGGTTGAAACAATCCCTCTTTCGTGAAACCCTGGTGATGTTAATAATCTTAACTTACCCATCAATACATTATCATCCCACCATACTTCATCAATAATATGTGAAACACGGTCCAAATCAATTAATGATGATTCGGGGTGATTTAATTCCGAAGTGGACAAACCTTTTTCAATTAAATGTTGATATTTTTCAGCTTCTCTTCTTAGGATTTTTTCAGGATAAATTCTACCGTTTCTATTTGGTATTCCATACTTTTGTAATGTTGCATAAAAAACAAATGGTTTAGAATGGTCCAATTGAGTCTTTTTCCCAAAATTTTCATTAAGTGAATTTTTCCAAGACACAGAACCTGCATCATATTCGATTAATATCCCTTTACCAATTTCATTAGGTCCTAATATTTTCATAAATTGTTTTTTATAATAAATATAAGGTTCAAATAAAGTTTTTGTTTTTTGTTGTATCTTTAGATAGTTGAATGTCAAAATATTTTGACTTAGATAGAATATTATTATGAATTTCATTCATAATAAGTTCAACTTCATTTTTAATTTTTTCAGATTTGAAGTCACACGGTTCTTTTAAAAATAATGTTATTTCTAAATTTAAGAAACTCGATTTTGATAATTTAATACCACTTGTTCTTAAATCCATGTCAACAATAAAATTATCTTTAAATAATTTTCTATTACAAATATTTAATATTTTATGTTTTATGGTTCTTGATATTGAACCTACTGTTAAATTCCAATTTCCTCTTTCTTCTTTTGGTACCACCCAAGTTTGAATTACGATGTAAATTGATTTTAAATCTGTTGTATCAACACTACCATAATAACATTTAGCGTCACGAAACAAATTTAAACTAATCGTCTTTCCTTTTTTCATCCTCAAATCATAATAATTACATGTTTATTTTGGTTAAAATATACGAAAAAAAAACTTATTAACAAAATTTATTTTAAATTGTATTTATAATTAAAACAGATTAAACATGATTTACATTGAAATAAATAAGGGTGAAAATTTAGAAAAAGCATTAAAGATTTATAAAAATAAAATTAAATCGACAAAACAAACCGAACGAATTAGAAAAAAACAAGAATTTATTAAAAAATCAGTTATTAAACGTAATATGATTAACAAGGCAAAGTATAAACAAAAATTTATAAATAACGATTAAAATGATTAAAAAGAAATTATTTTTTGGATGGACAAATATTAAATGGTTTATAACTGAAATTATTAATTTATATACAGGTAAACCTTCCTATTTTTCGAAAAAAAGGGTTGAATCAGGTATCGCATTTTTCATCGGTCAATGGGGTATGATATATTTCGTAATTGAAAACTTATCAAAAATGACAACATCTGATATGGTACTTTGGGCCGGTGTTGAATTTGCAGTTAGTGGTTATATGGTTAACCAAATACAAAAAGAAAAAAAGAATTTAAAAGAAGATATCGAAGAAGAAGTTTAACAAAAAACCCCCATATTTGGGGGTTTTTTTATATTGATTCTGATAATTTTTTTAATCGATAATATGATAAAGAATCAATTGATGTGTTTTCCACTTTTACCTTAGTACTGTTAATTGTTTTCTCAATTACATCATCATCGATTTGTACCGAATCTAATTTATTAAGAATTTCGGTTTTTAATCTTGAAATGCCTTCATTTAATTCATTTGAATCCATTCTCAAAATAGATTTTAATTCAAACAATTCCGATTCAGATAACTCACTGTATTCTTTTGCGAAAGTTTCCGACACAATATTAAGCATATCTGATATTGGAATATTGATGGTTTCCGTTAATTGACTTTCGTTTTCAACATCTTTCGAAATTAACTGTAATGTTAATTTATTTTTTGATTCAATTAGATTAATAAAATCCGACGCATTTTTAGCGTTCACCATATTATCAATATCTTGATAATCATTAGTAACATCTTCATTTAATGTTTCAACCCAAGAATCAAATTCTTCAAATTGTCTTTTATTGTTGTTAATTTTTGTTTTAATTGTTTCCACACTATATTCCAAAAAATCTTTAGCAACATCTTCATTAAGGTTATTTGTTTTCATGATTGTTCCATAATCAATAAAAACCTCACCAACTTCCTTATTATTATCTATAAATTCTTTAAACTCTTTAACAATTCTTTTAAAATCATCAGTTTTATAAGTTGAAACAAAAGAATTTTCAACAATACTTTTTAATAATCCAAAATTTCTCATATCAATAAATATCTTAACTATTTAATAGTTTATCTAACTCATTTTCAATTTCTTGAATTGACTCTCTACCCTTAGATAGTTTAATACTATCAATACCTTCTGTCATATTTTCTTCTAAAATTAAATTTAAATAATCTAATTGACTTTCAGGTGTTACTTCACTTGTTGGTGGTGAGGTAGATTCACCACCAAGTCCACCTAAATCAGATGAAGACGGTACACTTCCTAAGTCACTACCTAAACCACCTAAATCAGGTGAAGGGGAACCACCACCTAAATCATCAGTTTCGGATGGAGGTGTTGCGGCTTCGCCAGGTTTTTTACCGTATAACTTATCAAGATTATCAAATAAACCTGTATGAATAATAACTTCAGGAGTTTTTTGTAATTCGGCCCCAACAGCTCTTTCAATTCTTTGTTGTTGAATATCCAACTTAATTTCTTCATCTGAAAATCCAAGAATATGTTTTTTTGCCCATGTCGTTGAAACAGGTGCAATACCATTTCCGGGGTCGGCAACCGCTGATTTATAAAGTTCGACTTTTTCTTTCCAAGTTTCCAATTTTAATAAATCTGCCTGAGATGATGGGTTTGTTAATCCTAATGTAAAATTGGTTAATTCGTCTTCAAAACCTAATATGAATAAGTGAATAATCGCAATTTTATTCAATTCTTGAATCATCGATTTTTGAATACGATTAATTGTTCTGGCAAATCGAATATCTTGTAATGATAAATTTTTACCGTCACCAGCAGGTTCCTCAAAACCTAAGAACGCTTTTGGTACTCGAAGAGCTGTTAATAATTTCTTTTGAATATATTCGATATCCGCAATCTCAGATAAATTTGTCGCCCCCGCCAATGTTTCAATTGGACTTGTTTGTGCAGCATCTCTTACAGGTACAAAGAAATCTTGGTCAACAGCCATCTGATTCATTCGTAAATCAACATTACCTGTTGATGGGTCAACAACTTGGTCTCTTTTAAATTTGTTGGCAATTCTTTGAATATATGGTTCAACATCTTTGTCATCCATATTTCCGACAAATATCTTAAAAACTCGTCTTTCGGGTGCTCTTGATGTACGATAAACCAACATGGCATCCTCAGATAATAATAATTGTTTCCAAACTCTTCTTGCCTTTTCCAACATGGAAGTACCATAAGGTAATTTTCGGTCATCACCCAATAATCTAAAATGGGCAATTTCCCATGTGTTGAACTCCATGTCTTTAACCTTCCACACAAATTTTAAAGAAGTTGCTTCTTCTGATGTATTATGTGAAGGTTTTACTTTCATCCCCCTCTCCAATCGTTCCATTTCAATGTTAGGTAATTGTTGACATCCAACGATACCTTTTTCAGGGTCTAATTTCATATAGACAAAATTATCACCGTATTTACAAGTATTGCGTGTCCACATTGGGAGATTTGTATTGATATCTAACCTGTTATTAAATAAATCCGCCAATACCCCCTTAATACGATTTGATTCAGAATATATTTGTAATATAAAACCATCTTCATTCGTCGTTGTTGATTCTTCGGCATAAATGTCCAACGCTGCGGAAATTTCGGGTGTATATTCCATGGATTCATAATCATAATACGATGCCAATCGTGTTGGTTCATAATAGATTGCTTGGGAATATAAATTATTCTCAATCTTACCCCATTGTTGTCCTAAGTAATAACTTTGCTGAGCTTGGAGCTTTTCCTTTTCAAATTCTTGTTTATCTGTTGTCTTTAATAGTTCTTTTTTGTCGAACTTATATATTGGCGGTTGTTGTCCTAAAGTTGAATCAGGTCCAAAAACTTTCGAAAGTCGTTGCCAAAGTGTAAATTGTTGTGCCATTTTATTAATTATAATTCATTTATCATCGATTTAAAGATTATCTTCTTCCGTTGAATAACCATAAATAGTTTTGATAATCCGTTTTAGTTGGATTGGTACCAAAACTAGTCCCATATGATGATGGTGACATAACCGGAAGACCAGGGTTAAATTCTAACATTTTTTGTGATGAATCATTTTTCACAACATCCCAAGAATTTAACATCGCCTTTGTTTGTTCTGTTACTTTTTCTAATTGACTATATGAATGTTGTCCAACATATAGTGCCATTGATATTGACATAATCAAATCGTCGTGATGACCTTTCATGTGGTCAGGTCTACCATTTATAAATACAAATGTGTTTAATTCACCAAGTAATCGCGATGAATAAACTTTAAAACCATGTCTTAACGATTCCTCAAATGCATTAATGATTTGTACACGTTTAGAGTTAAAGTTAATTCCCGGTATTTTTTCCATAGCCTTTGAGTTATATTCCCAAACATTAGCATAATTAACACCATCAACATATAGATTTCTATAACCCATTTCTTGTAATTTTCTGG